CAGATATAAGTAATATAGAAAGTCCAATGAAACCAAATAAACAGATTATCAATGAATGGGTAAACTGTATAGTAGAAAATCAATTTACATTAGACGAGATAGGGAGTGGTATCGCCTATGAAATACTTAAAAGACAAAATGAAGATACGATATTATAGAGATTTAAATGGTGCAAGATGGATAGGTTTTGGCCTTGCCATGTTATCTGTTTTTATTTTATCATCAGCTAATATTTCTACACAATGGGTTGGCTGGTTGTTTAGTGTGGTTGCCTGTGTAATGTGGGTATATTTTGGTTATAAAGATAGAGATTGGCCACGAACTCTTATGGAGTTTATGTATTTAATTTTTAGTATGAGGGCTATGTATAATTGGTTAATAGTATGAATTTTGCTTGCGTTTGTTATGGTACAAAATATAAATTAGAGTATGTACAAAAACTGTACAATATGGTACAAAGACATAGTACCGTTCTTCATAACTTTTATTGTTTTACAGACCATACTAATCCCACACAAATAATAAAAGATACACATATTAATTTTAGAAAGTTTCCACTATTTAATTTAGAAGGCTGGTGGAATAAAATGCAACTATTTCATCCTGATAATGGTCTTGTAGGTGATACTTTATACATGGATTTAGATGTTGTGATTACAGGCAATATAGATTGTTTCTTTGACCATGAACCAAAGGCTGACTTTGTTGGTATGAATGACTTTAATCCATCGACCAAGATATTCAACTCCAGCGTGTTTAAATTTAAACATGAACCAATGACTAGAAAACTATGGAAACCCTTTCTGGAACGAAAAGGCGAATGGCTTAAATTAGCAGGTGACCAGAATGTAATATCGGACATCATAATGAAACATGATGAAACTAGGTCGTTTCCAGACGCTTGGACACAATCATATAAATGGCATGATAGAAAAGGTGAAAGATACCACAAAGGCAAGTGGACTTTTGAACATAATGGCGAATCGTTAGTAACCGTGTTCCACGGACAGCCGAATCCACACGAATCCGACATGGAATGGGTAAAAAACGCTTGGAAATAGTGTTTTAGAACAAAACCAGAACAAAATAATTTATAAATCGTTGATTTTACTCGCTTTTTTATTTAAAAAAAGTGAAAAAAGTGCTTGACTCTGGCTCCAGGTATGATAGGATATGTGTATATGATAAAGAATTACACACAAATAAAGCGTGAAATACTTAAAAAAAGATATGAAAAAAAGGTTGCCAAATGCAAAAAATACCTGTATACTAACCTTATTGACTTACTAATGAATAACTTAAATAACGAAAGGAAACACTATGTCTAAAACTAAAAACTACTATTGGGACGAAGCTGAAAAAGCTGCTGACCAAATTATTGCCGATTACGCTACTGATAAAATTAGCGAGAAAGACGCAACAACTAAACTTCTTAATATCGAAGCTAAAGAGCTTATCGACATTGACGAATACAATGTTGACGAAGTGCTTTACTATGGTAAAGAAGACTATTTAAAAATGCAAAAGGTATCTGCCTAATGTCAAAAGAAGGAACTTTACATTTAGTCTATCAAAGACAATATTATGATAGTGAAGAAAATGATTATTTCTTCATTAATTATACTATATTCAGAAATGTTCCTTTATCTCAATTAAATAGATTGAATAATAAAGACTTTCAAAAGAGAGTAAAAGAGTTTTGTGATAAGAACTATGTAGAAACTGCTAGTAATTATGAAAACTATTCCGAAGTGAATATGATACATGGTACAGAGTATTATAAAACTTATGGTGACGAGTTTGGTGTTTATGGCCAAATGGGAGAAAAAGATTTTTATACAGACTATGGTCAAAGATATAATACAAGAAAATTTTTTAAACATGATTTCAACAACGAAGTAACTAAATTAATGGGAGGAATAATATGATAATAAATGTTGGAGATACAATCAAAGCAAACCACGGTAGAAGTGGTGAGATAATTAATATCGGTATTGCTACTGAAGCAACTGATATAGCGGCTGAAAATGATACAGCTTTAAATGCAAAAACTTATGATACAAGTTTAGGATATACTGGCGCCATTACATATACAGGCAACAGCGGTACTTACTGGTGTTACTTCAATCAAATTGAAGATAATATAACTGAAAAAGAAAAATCAGATGTTGATATTGCTATCGAACAGGAGAACGAATGGTGGAAGTAATAGATACAGATAAAGATATTTTTGATGAAAATAATAACAAGATTGGTTATTGGAGAAAACTTGAAGACGGTAAAGATGGCGAAAATCTTTATGAAGTTTATTTTGATGACAGAGAAGATAAAGGCGATTATCTACAATCACAAGAGTTTGTGTCAACAGATGATGAAGCCGAAGAAACAGCATATGATTATGCAGAAAGTATATAATGAAATATAATGAAGATAAAATAGTTAAAGAAATCCACGACTATATCAAAGGTACTTATGGTGAACACTATAGTACCACAAAAGATGGTTTTCAGGTGCAAGATATGTTAAGGCACCTTAATATTGACAAAGATTTTTGTCAAGCAAATGCAATTAAATACCTTTGTAGGTATGGTAAGAAAGCTGGTCGTAATAGAAAAGACCTTTTAAAAGCTATTCACTATATTGTTTTACTAATGTCAAGTGAGGACAAATAATGAGTATTGATGTATTAGGTTATTCTTCACACGATTGGCGTAAGAATACAGATGACGCCAGAGTCATAGACCAAAAAAATATGACATATGCAAAAGTGAATGATTGTAAAGTGAGTTTTAAAAACCCTAGGTCATTAAAAACCGAAGAGGTAGATGTATCAAGGTTGATTAGAGTATTTGTAAACAATTATGAAAGTCAAAAAAGGAGTGTGAAATGATTGACCAAATGAAATTCAAGGAAGAGTTAGAAGAAATTAGAGAAATGGTCCATGACCAATTACCAAGGTATTTGATTATTGATAAATGTAATGAGAAGATTGCAGGATATCAAAAAGAAATTGACGAATTTGAGAAATGGGCAGAGGAAGAGAGTAAAAAACAAGAGAATATGGCTGTTCCGTATGAAGAAGAACAGGAAGGCGGAGTGGAACACTTTGGATAAAACGCAATTTAAGGGCTATACAAACACCTTCGACAGCTACGATTCGCCAATCCTGGTGCATCCTGGCGCTTATTTTTTCCCAAAAAGCGTTGAAAACCGTGCTTTTTTATGGGGCTTGCCAATTTTGGCAATTTATGATACTATTATGAGATTATTAACAAACTAACAAAGGACTATTATATTATGACACAATTTACATACACAAAAGACATGATTTTCGCTGAATTTGCAGAGGCAAAAGCGAAAGATACTAAACTAGGCAAAGGTGATGACAACAAAGTACATAAACACCGTGTTGCTATGTTAAAAGATATGATTAATCTTAAAAAAACTATGCCAAAAGCACTAGAAGATGTAAATATTAATTTTGAGAATTTACTCAACGCTTATATTCAAACAAATCCTAGAGATTATTTTTATTACAAAGTATTTGGTAAATCATATGACCAACTACAAATTGAAAATGACTTTGGTGTAGAGGGTTATTCAGACGAAGATAAGAATGCTAAAACACTTGAAGAAAAGTTGAGGCGATGGCTTAATGGCAATTATTTACACAAACAATTCTAGTGGTGCAATTCGTAAGGCGAGAAAAAGAAAGCCTACGAAAAGTTACCTTGAGGCTCTTGCAAAACATATCAAGTACCTAAAAAAACTAGGTTTTGATTGTGATGATAATGGAAGAATTAAATTAACTACAGACGGTAGATATACAATTGATATAGCAGAGAGAACATACGAAGCTCCACAACCTAATATACAATTGTCAAATAAAATTGGTCAAGGTGGTACAAAACCTGACAATAGTTGGAAGATTGAGGCGAGTAAGAACTTTACAATTGCACCAGCTTATAATAAAGGTCCTTATATGGTAGTCGCTAAAGAGGATATTAAAACAGCAGGGAGAAAAGTATGAAGTTAAAAGAAACAATGATGATTGCATTAGCAGCGTTAGCGTTTTTGCTAATTACAGGCATTGCAAAATCGGAAGAAAAAGTGATTACTCCACAAGAGTTTGTTTCAAATGTTGCTGAAGTACCAGGTAAACTGGTTACTTTTATAGGTAACGAAGTTGAAAAAACTAAAGAGTACCAAGCAAATAGTTGGGCGGAAATGAAGACTAAATGGCCGTTTACAATGTTTAAAGGTAAAGAGAATGAATCACAAGATTAGTGCATTTTGCGATAAGATAGATTCCATCAAAAAGATGGCAGATAGTTTAAGGGTCTTGAAATATCAGACCCCTAAAACTGCTGAAAGAGATTTAAAAGTACAAAACCTTATTGACACAATACAAGCAGATTGTTTATTGTTAGCTAATGATAAAGGGACTTATGAAAAAAATAATTATGGTGACTATTCTGGCCTTGTGCATGACAGCGTGTTCATCAATGAAGAAGAATGAAGAAGGTAAATATGAAATCAATCCAATCGGTACTATTATTAGGACTATCATTGGTGTTCCTGACCAATTGCAGTTTAAATAGAAGTCAAACTGGTGCAATGTTAGGTGCAACAACGACTACAGCAGGTTGTGTTACAATGGGTGTAGATAATCCATATGCTATAGCTACTTGTGCTGTGATTGGTTCATTTGCAGGTGCAGAAATTATGTACAAATCAGATTATGATGTACACAATGCCGTGTTTGTTGACCATTTAAATACAAGTCCAAACATGAGTCAGAGTTATACAAATTGGTATAACAGCAAGACAGGTAATAGTGGTATTATAAAAGTTACAAGGTCATATACAGAGGGACCTATTAAATGTAAAGATTATGACGCTACTGTTGATATAACAAACAGCTGGCCATTAATTGGTATCGGTGGTATTAAAAGGGAGGTTGTCTTTGGAACTGCTTGTCAGTTACCTGATGGACAATGGATAGAAAAACAATGAGTTATAGTGATAGATACGAAGATAGAATAGAACAATTAGAGAACGAAGTTAAGGAAAAGCAAGAGGAGATTGAAATAACTAATAATCAATCCACCATTGCCATTTTAGAAGAAGACATATATAATACGAAGCAGAGTATTGAGGAATTAAAGAAATATGCTTGACCCATTTGGTAATATGAAAAAATATTTGACTTGGACATTTATACTAATTATATTTTTAATAATTAGTGGTGTTGCAGTAGCACAAGATTACAAGAAAATTATACCAATTAATCCTGATGACACAGGTGGTCAATATTGTTTTATTACCGTTACTATAAAAACGGTTGGTGACGAAGTTATTAAAGAAGAAAAATTAGAATGTGCTGATGGTTACAAAAAAGGTGATGGCCCCACTTATTGGGAGTTGTTCGCTGATTTCTATTATGCAGATTTAAATACACCAGTTTATTGTAGAAAGTACGATAGAGGCAACCATGCGTTTAAGTCGTTTGGTACGGTTTGCTTAAATGAAAACGGCAAGTGGGAGGTGAAATAATGATTAGAAATTTAATCATTGTTGCTCTTGTTCTAGTGATTATATATGAAGTGTCTAGTGAAGACGCTCTAGCGTATGTACAATCCACGCTTGACTTTTTACAAGATTTAGTATATAATGTGAGGGAGAGTAGTAAATTATGAAGAATATAACTAAATTAGTGGCTATCGGTGCCGTTGGTCTTATGATGACGGCTTGCAGTAGCACCTATAAAATCAAATCAGAAAAAGGTAAAGTTATGAATACTGTTCCTAAATGGTACATGGCTGACTATTCTGAAAGTAAAGCGTGTGATACGCCGTGGCTTGGCAAAGATAAAGATAAAATGTGTATCTTTGGTGTAGCGACAGCAGTATCTCCAGACTTGCAATTAGCGATAGAGAAAGGCAAGATGATGGCTAAATCTGAACTTGCTGATATTATTGCAGGCGAAATGAATAAAGAAAGTAAACAATTCATAACTGAACTTGGTAAAACAAATACAAAAACTGTTGTAAGTGAAGTAGAATCTGTTATAGTTAATAAGATTAAGAATACACCTGTTAGAGGATAT